CCATTTTTCCATTGGAAGCTCCCTTTAGTAACTAAAGCGCTATATCTAGCTTCTTCATTAAAATCAATCTGTTCGTAAATCTTAGCAAGATTAAATATGCTATTTTTAGTTTCATCTCTGAAAGCATGCTCTTCAGTCCTTGGAAATTGTCTATAAAATTCATTTAAACCGTCTTGATCTCCTTTTAAGCCTTCAACTTCGTTTTCCCAGTGATCGATAACCCCGACATCAATGTATTCCCCATAGCTGTCTTCAATTGGTTCTTCGGGAGTGTTGAATACAGGTATTCCATAAGCATCAATGAATCCTTCGAAGTTCCATTCCATAGGTATGAACAAACTATATAATCCTGAGCGAGTCTGTCCATTGCGGTTTCTTTTTGTAACATCTGAGTCATTGTATAATTTTTTAAAGTTTTCACCACCTTTGTCTAATGAGTTGCTTGTTGAACCCATCATACATTTACCAATAACTCTACTCCCTAATCTTAACGTGGTTTTCGTGACACGCCAGTTGTTGAGGATGTTCTCGGGCCTCTCCCATTTTCCCGCTTCATCGTGGACCAAGAGCGAAAGTTTTTCACCGTCATAGGAGTTGTCCCCCGTGTTCTTCCAGTCGATGGTAGTGTCCAATCCCGCGAGTTCCTCGTTCCTTTGATTCGTGAGTATACTTTTCTTTGTAAACTTACTTGCGGGTACACGATAAGCCAATTCTGTCTTAGGCCTATCCATTCCATCCTGTATGGGTTTAAAAAAGAATGGGTAATTAACGGATATTGGAACGACCTTATCTGTAAACATTTTCTTGGCGTCAGAACCAGATTTGGATAATATCCCAAACCTAGAGTCTGAAGAGATGGTAGCTTGGTTGACAGTCTCTGCTGATGCCATGAATGAAAACCCACTCCGTCTATTCTTGAGGTAGCACATTCCATAACATCGAACGTCTGCTTTGCAAGCTTCCCAGAATAAAAAGAATAATCTGTTTGCTTCCCTGAAGTCTGGAGCACCCACGTCGATTTTAGTCCACTGCAAGTACATATAATGAGACCCAGTAATATAAGTAGGAGCATCTTTGTTATAGAACCAATGGCCTTCATCGCGTTTGGTAAATTCTGTATCAATGTATGCATTCCACTTGTTTTTAAATTCATTCGGTAAATCTTTCCAATCGAATATCGTTTTTAACTTTGAAAGTTCTTTTGGATATTCTATTTTACTCCATTTATTATTTCCTTTATCTAAGTTCTTCGGCGCTGGAGGTAATGCTATTTTTAAATTTTGTATGCTATACACATCCCCAATCTGCCCAGTCTTGCTGATAACAACCACGTCATGCTCCTTATTGTATCCGTATTTCCACTTTTTTGCTTTATTAAGCCTTTTAATCGTATTGATTTTTATAGGCTCTATAACGCGATATAATGATTGCTCGTACATTACTTAGATCTTCTTTCCGCAAAGCCTTTAAACGACTCGGCTCTTTCTTCTATATTCTTGCCTTCTAATAATGCTTTTTCAACTTCGATTCTATTTAAGATCTCAAATGCATCGAATATTGCGAGCTTTTTAGTGGCTGCAGCGTTCTTGAGTCGATCGGCTGAAACATCATCATCAGTTTCAACAATCGGTTCTTTTGCAACTTTAATGAGCTCTTTGACTGCTTCATAACCAGCTTGGATTATATTCTGTTTCTGTTCCTTGACGTTCATACTTGACGGTTATAAATTTAGTTAATACTCTATACAATCTTTCACCATCAATAATAAATTCATATTTACTATTTGGTGTAAACCCAACTAAATCTTCAGCTTCTATACCTTCAAGATTTTTATCTTTATATTTCATGATCCCCCTATGTGGAGTTTCTTTTTCAATAATATTATTTGATTCAATTGGTTTAACAAAACAATAACCATCTAAAGCATACCAGTTATTATTTCGTTTATATGAAAATATTTGGTCTAATCCTACAAAGTATTTATCTTCTTCAAAATAATTACTAGAATTATTTTCAATACCGTGTGCATTATACCATCTTCTAAAAAGGTTGTGGTGCACAATAACCTCATCGCCAACTTGGATTTCTCCATTGTATGATTTAGGTATTGCTATCACTATTCCGTTACGACTAACATATTGGTGATCAGAAATTTCTGTATTTAACAGAAGCTCCTGACCATCAATATATTTTTTATTATCGTATCTTTCGTTTTTAGGTTTAACTATAAAGTTAAATAAACTTTGCATTAGTATTCTAAGTTGTATTCAACGGCTATAGCCATATTCTTATTAAAATCTTTCCACGGTAATACTTCATTTCCTTTTTTAATATAAATAGAAAACTTGTCGTCATTTTCTACGATGTCACATATAATATGCCCACCATATACTTCCTGACCTACAGAATAATGCATAGCGTCATTCTTATAGTCTCTACCTATACTAATTTTTCTTACCAGTGACATGACTTATTTTTCTTCTGCTACAACTTCAGCTTCTTCTTCAATTGGCTTATACGTTCCATCTTGAATATTGATTTGTACTTTTCCGTACTTTTCTTCAAGTTTAGCTTGGAATTTGTTTAAGTCACTTTGTACTTCGCCTGCCGCATGTTGTAGTTGGTGTTTTTGGAGTTCTAGGTTTCCAATTTGCGTTGCCGCGTTGTTTAGTTTTCCTACGTATCCTTGTAGTTCTTCTAATTGTTCCGGTGTAATTTTGTTTTCACTCATGGTTTTAAAATTAAATTATTAAATTATATTGTTATACTTATTTATTATTATTACTTATTTTACTGATTTTCTAAAGTTTGTATTCTTTCTCTTAAATTATTGTTATCTGCTTTTAGTTCATCGCTATATTAGCTACATCTATTGAATACGATATAGTGTTGCTCATATATTCTATTGTTACATAAACTCCATCAGAAGTAGTTGAAGTATAAGCAGTGGTAAATGATATTTCTACATTCATGCCATTTGCTGCTATACCACTTACATTTCCAGCTGAAGCTAAAGTACTTAAATTAAATAATGTAGTTAAATGTCCAACAGTAAAATCAGCTGTAAATGCACGAGGATCATTGCTATTAAATCTAGCAGAATGCCCAAATATTCTTACAATAGTTGTTGAATTTAAACTTCCTTGTGAAACAAAAGGAATAATTAATTTATTACCAGAACTAACAACAGGATAATGATTCACAATGGTATTTTTCATTGCGGCACCTTGATTATTACCATTGCCTTCTATCATTTGTTTTCTATCCTTAGATATACTTTTAATATGCAATTTAGCATTAGGTGAAGTGTACCCAATTCCAACGTTTCCGTTTGATAAAAATGATACTTTTGAATTTCCGTTTCTATCTCTTAATCTTAATATTTCTCCACTAGTTCCATTTCCCGCGTCTATTAATAATCCATTTCCAGCGCCATCATAAGTGTTATTAATTAAGCCTACCCAATCATTTGTAATGCTTTTAGCAACAGTAAAAGTATAACCAGGGTTAGTTGCCCCAATTCCTACTTTTCCCGCATTTGTAATTGTTAATAAAGTTGACGAATCTGCTGCGTTTCTAAAAAAATAATTTCCTGCTGCATCATTATTGTAAAAATATAAATGATTTCCAGATGTAGCTGCAAATGGTTGATAACTACCATCTGACCTTTGTAATTTTATAGCATAAGCACCGTGTGTGCCTATATTTAATGTTCCTGCAGCTGTAATATTTCCAGAACTATCTATACGCATTAAACTTGAAAGCGTTGTACTTGCAGCAGGGCTTCTTGATATATCAAACGCATCTGCAGCCGCCCCCATAGACATAACCCAAGAGGATTTTGCTGTATTATCTTGAGTTTTTGTACCCCCGCTTTGCATATAGTTAGATGAAATTTTAATCTCATCATTCCAGTTACCAATTCTTGCTTTACTTGTTGTTGAAATATGATTGTTATAAAGTGCTAATTGATATATATCATTATTTGTTTGTTTTATTTCAACTTTTGTACTTGGACTTGTTTCTCCAATTCCTACATTTCCTGAAGTGTCAATAGTTATTCTCTGTGTCCAGGTTCCACTTTCTCTAGATTCGATTTGGGATGCTCCACTTAGTGAATAAACTCTATGACTATCATCTGTTGATGCCCCAGAGGCTCCTAAATATAATTGTCCGGCTGTCATATAGACATTATCTCCAATTTGAGCAGCTCCGGCCATATATAAATTTTTAAATCTATAATTTGGATCACCTAAATCTGCATCATTGTCAATTATAGTCCCACTATTATCAGTAGGTAAAATGCCGTTAATGTGCATTCTTAAACCATTATGCCCTGCTGATGTGCTATAAATG